GCTACAAGGTGGCTAAACTGGCTGCCAAGGTGCTTATGCGTAGCGCTGGAAAAGATGAACGGGATTTTTTTCTCGGGAATTTTTTGGGAATTATATACTTAACTTCCCTGCGTGAACTATGAAGCCTTACTACCAAGAAAATGGGATCACGATCTACCACGCGGATTGTCGTGACGTTTTGCATTTGATAGGGCGTCCTGAGTGCCTACTGACCGATCCGGTTTGGGGCATTGACGGCGGTTCGGGTCACGATGCGAGGGTCTACAAGAAAGGTATCTACACCTGCGATGGGTGGAGCGATACGCAAGAGTATGTCCGCGCAGTCGTCGTGCCAGTTATCGAGGCGGCACTCTTGGTCATCAAACGGGGTGCTGTGACACCCGGCATACGTTGCCTAATGGACTACCCAAGGCCCGCTGATATGGGCTGTTTCTATAGCCCTGCCGCTTCTAAGCACGGGCCTTGGGGCTTTACGACGTTCTCACCAATTCTCTATTACGGGAAAGACTATCGAGCCGGTAAGGGCGCAATCGCATCCAGCCGGACGGTTACGGAAGCGGCCGAACCAAATGGACACCCTTGTCCGAAACCGTTGGGAGCTTGGAAGTGGCTGCTCTCAAAAATCAGTCAATCAGGCGAGACGGTTGTTGATCCATTTATGGGTAGCGGAACGACCCTTCGAGCTGCGAAGGACCTTGGCGTCAGCGCAATCGGAATTGAAATCGAGGAACAATATTGCGAGATCGCTGCTCGCCGTATGTCGCAAAGCGTGCTGAATTTTGCCGAAATGGAGGCAGGGAAGTTAAGTATATAATTCCCAATTTTTTTGGCGGATAAGTTACAAAGCAAGAATCCCGACGCGGTCGCGCTAGCGAAGCGCCGAGTCGCGAAGGACTCAAGCACCGACGTATCAGCGGAGGCGGCCGCGCTCGGTTCGTTAGGCGGCAAAGCGCGAGCAGCCAAGCTTACCGACGAAGAGCGTTCCGAAGCGTGCAGCAAAGCGGCGAAGGCGAGGAAGTATGGGCGAGGTTTCCAGCGAGGGTTCAGGCGCTTCAAACGAAGCTCTGTTTCCCGGAGCTCCAAAGAAGAAAACTAAGCGTTCGACTTACAAGGTCGAAGAGATAGCGCTTGCTCTCAAACGCTTTCGAGGTCGGGTCACCGCCGCCGCTAATTGGCTCGGCTGTTCTCACACGACCATCGACACTTACCTGGCAGAATCCGAAGACCTGCGAAACCTGCGGGCTTCCTTTCGCCGCCGCCGAATCGATTCCGCTACAACCAACATCGAGCGAGCGATCGACGATACTTGCTGGGAGTGCAACGGCTCCAAGGAAGTTCCCGTCAAGCCGAAGCACGTTGGCGATCCCGACAAAGCTGCGTGCCCGGTTTGCGACGGCACCGGTTTCTACGGAGGCAAAGAAGAAAAGATCGATCCGGCCGAGCGCCGTCACTATTCGCTCAAGGTGCTCGAGCGCCAGGCCCGCGACGAAGGTTGGGGCGAGACTCTTCAGGTGATGGCCCTCCCCGCGGATTTCTTCGACAACCTCACCGAAGATCAAGCCGACGCTCTCGAAGCGCTTCTTAAAAACAAGGTCCCTCTCCGCGAAGCTTATGCGATGATCGTAGGCGGCCAGGCGAACTCGGGCGGAGGCTGATGCTTGGCGCTCGAGGTAGATTATACCGCCGACACTGCTCTCGCGATGTTGCGTCTTCGCCGACGTCGACGCGCGTTGCAGAAGCAGCGCCAGTTTCGCGAGGCTGATTACTTTCATCAGCCCGGCCGGTTCATTCGCGAATGTTTTGAGTGGCCCGACGGTCAATCGGCTTTTCCCTATCAGTGCAAAGCGGCGGAAACTCTCGAGCGCGAGCATCGCCTCGCCATAAGAGGCCCTCGAGGCGCGACCAAGACCGCGATCGCGGCGATGGTCTTTCTTTGGTTCGCGATCACCAGGGAAGCCGCCGGCATCGATTGGCAGATCGGCACCACCGCCGGCAGCAACCGCCAGTTGATTCAATTCCTCTGGCCCGAAATCAAGAAATGGTCCAAGCGTCTCCGTTGGGATATCATCGGCCGCGCGCCTTTCACCAAAGACGAGCTCACAACCAAGCAGCTTACTCTCGAGCACGGTCACGCCTGGGGTGGCGCCTCCAAAGATGCGAATCTTATGGAGGGCCTGCACGCCTCCGAAGTGCTGATGATCTTCGACGAAGCCAAGGCGATCGCAAGGGCAATCTTCGAAGCCTGCGAAGGCGCGTTTCAAACCGGCAACGCCTATGTGCTGGCGCTCTCGACGCCCGGCGACCCGACGGGCTTTTTCTACGATATCCACGCGCGAAGGCGCGAGCTGCGCCATTGGTTCGCGATGCACATCACACTGCGCGACGTTATGGCCGTCGGGCAGATCAAGCTGAAGGAGGTCAAGCAGCGGCTCGGCACCTGGGGCCGCGCCTCTCGGCTTTTCCAGGGCCAGGTCCTCGGCGAGTTTGTAACCAACGATCCGCACGCGTTGATTCCGCTCGCCTGGATCGAAGCGGCAAACGAACGTTGGGAAGACTGGCGAGAATCGGGCGACGTGCTTGGATTGATGAACGCCCTGGGTTCAGACGTGGCGGTGGGCGGCCGGGACAGCGCCTTGATCGCTCCGCGTCACGGAAACCTGATTCCGGAGATCCTGATAGCCAGCTCCGATCCGATGCAACTGACCGGTCAGATAGTCGCGATGATCAAGGCCAATCCCGGAGCGACCGCGATCGTAGACACTCAGACGGTGGGCGCCGGCGTCGGCAGTCGGCTGAAAGAGCTCGATATGAATTACATCGGGTTCAATGGGGGCCGGTCGACGAAGTTCCGGGATCTCCACGAACAGTTTGAATTCGCGGACACGCGATCGGCCGCCTACTGGAATGTGCGAGACCTGTTGGATCCGGCGAATGGTTTCGACCTGGCGTTGCCCGTCTTCGAGCCGGACCGAACGTTATCGCTCGCCGGCGACCTGGCTGCGCCGCGCTGGTGGTATACGAGTGGCGGGAAGATCAAGGTCGAGTCGAAGAATTCCGGCTCAGAAGAAATGGGCGGCGGACTGAGAAAGCGATTGCATCGCTCGACCGATGCGGGCGATTCGGTTGTTTTGGCGTTCTGGCCTGGCGAGCCCGATGCGCCGCCGGATGAATGGTTCGCCGGCGTCGGAGATGAAATGGTCAGTGGCCAGGCGTAGGGGCAGCCCTTGTGGCTGCCCCGGCTTGGAGTACAGACGCCTGTACCTCGCAAAAAGCAACTTGACAGGAGGTACGCGATTCGCGTACCCTCTCAGATTATGAAATCAAACAGCGAGGCTAAACGATTTTGAGTCGACAGCGAATAGCACCAACGCCGCCGGCGTTGAGTCAGATGCCGCGCGGACCGAACGGTCGGCGCGTTTGGTTTTGTCTTTGTGGCAGGGAACACAGAGAGTTTGGTAAGGTTGAACGTCGTGATCGTGCGCGCGGCCTTCTGGAGATCGAATTGAAACTGGACGTAATCTATCAACCGAAAGGCGAAGCCGGCGAATATGCGCCCTGGGCAACCAATCACTACGACGGCTGCGGTCACGGCTGTGTTTACTGCTACGTGCCCGGCGTCCGGCATATCACTCGAGAAAGCTTCGACGCCGGCGCGGATGAACGAAAGCTCTATCTCGAACGTCTCGACAAGGACCTCGCCAAGCTTCGAGCGGCGGGCTTCGCCGAACAGGTTATGCTCAGCTTCACGACCGATCCCTACAATCCGGACGATGTTGAAATCGGGCTCACTCGGAAAGTGCTCAAGCGCCTCGGCCGCGCCGGGCTCGGGTTCTGCACGCTCACAAAAGGCGGCCGCCGAGCTTATCGGGACATCGATCTCTTCCGCCGCGATCGCGACGCCTTCGCTTCCAGCCTCACGCTTCTCGACCCGGATGCTTCGCTGAAATGGGAGCGCAAGGCCGCGACTCCGGACGAGCGGATCAAGACGCTCCGAACCTTTCACGACGCCGGCATATTCACCTGGGTTTCTCTCGAGCCGGTAATCGATCCCGGTACTACTCTTGAAATAATTCGGCGGACGGCGCCGTTTGTCGATCTCTACAAGGTCGGGCAAATCAATTATTCCAAACTGACGAAGCTGATCAACTGGCGGGAGTTTACCCTTCGATCGATCGATCTGCTTAACGGGCTCGGCAAGGCTCATTACATCAAGGCGGACTTGCAGCAATATCTTCCGCCCGGCTATCCGAACCCATTGAGGGTTCCACAGCACCATTGAAGGGAAAATGCTCAAAGAACAGATCATTGTGCTTCACGAGTACCTTGTTGATTTGATTTCCCTATCGGATTTGACGGAGGCGGCGGAGAGCGAAGCCCTTGAAGTTCTGGGGCTCTGCGAAATGCTGCTGTTCTACGGCAATTGGCCCCTTGCCTTGGGCAAACCGCAGGTAGTCTTGCCAGGGAAGGCAGGAACCGCCCGCATATCTCGGGCTCGCGCCGCGAGCTCCAACGAAAGGAGCGGAAATGATTTTTGATCGCATCAAAAAGCTGATCGGGAACTATCAGGCTCGGACCGGTGAGCCCCCTGGCTGCCTATATTTGGGAATTATATACTTTAGTGCTCCGAAGGAGGACCAATGATGACGGAAGCGGAGTTTCTAGCACTGGGAATTAAACGATTTGGCCCCGATCCCATGAAGTTTAAGTTTGTGTGCCCTTCATGCGGCCACGTCGCGAGCGCCGAAGACTACAAGGCCGCAGGTGCTCCAGCAACCGCCGTTGGTTTCTCTTGTATTGGGCGATGGTTGCCCGGTAACTGGAGCGTCAATACGTTCCAGAAGGTCGGTGGTCCTTGCGACTACGCGGGTGGCGGCTTAATCAGGTTGAATCCGGTAGTCCTCTCCGACCGGAAACAGGCTTATTTTGCTTTTGCAGAGGCGGCTCCTTCGGAGCACTAAAGTATATGATTCCCCTATATTTAGGGGAACTCGAAATGGAAGAGGTGGTTCGCGAGTTCTCACTTTCGCGGGCGGCGTTGGCTGAGTTGGCTGAGACATCAGGAGGCGAGGGCCACAATAAAATCTTCGGGGTCAGGTTCTATGAGGTTAAGTCCGAAAGCCATCTGAACCTATCGCCCTTCAGTGCGGAAGTCGTGCGGAAACGGTTCCCCTGAGCGATGCGGTACTTCACGAGATGGGCTTGAAGGGGGAGCAAAAATGAAACCACAAAAAGCAATTGTCCGGTCTCAGGCTCTCGCCGAAATGATCGCGCTGGACCAGATCGAGCCCGTTTCAATCGGCCAGCCAAGAACCGTTTTCAACGAGGCCAAGCTCCAGGAGCTCGCCGACTCGATCAAACAACGCGGCGTGATCGAGCCGATAATCTTGAGGCCTCGGGTCTCCGCTTTCGGCGTGATGCAAAACACGAAGGGCAAACCGCAGGTAGTCTTGCTATCGAACGAAGCCGATAACCTCGTCACCTGGACCGGTCCGGTCTGCAAGACTCCCGCCGAGGCCGAGAAGATCGTCGCCGACAAGAACGCCGCGCTTTCTCCCTACGAGCTGGTGGCCGGCGAGCGGCGCTGGCGAGCTGCGAAGATTGCCGACCTGAAAGAAATTCCCTCGATGGTCCGCAGTCTCGACAACAAAGCGGTGCTCGAAATGCAGTTGATCGAGAACCTCCAGCGCGAGGACCTGTCGCCGCTCGAGGAAGCGCGTCACTTCAAGCGGCTGATTGCCGAGCACAATCACACGGCCGAGAGCCTGGCGGCGAAACTGGGCAAGTCGCGTTCGCACGTCTATGGAATGCTCAAGCTGTGCGAGCTGCCTCCTATCGCGGCCGAAGCGCTGTCGAAGGGCGTTATCTCCAAGTCCCACGCCGAGCTGATAGCCGGGGTTCCCAATGAAAAAATGCGGGACCTGTTCGCGAGGGATATTCTCGACGAACTTGAGGAAGACGAGACGCTCGAGGATTTTGAGAAAAACGAATGGGCAGAAGTAATGTCGCTGCGGTCGGCGAAACGGCATCGCGAATCGACTTTTATGGTGCAGCTCAAGGGTGCTTCGTTCTCGAAGACGGACGCTACATTGGTCCCGGCGGCCGGGGCGTGCACAGTTTGTCCGAAGATGACGGGCAACGATCGAGACCTGTTCCCGGACGGCCGCGCCGATATGTGCACCGATCCCGAGTGCTTCAGTGCAAAGAAGACTGCCAATGCGGAGCGCATTGCTTCCTTGGCCCAGGGGCAAGGCCTTAAGGTACTCGGTGCGAAGGAAAGCGCCGCGCTGTTTCCCTACGGCGAAAGGCTGAAGCACGGGAGCGCCTATGTGGATCTGGCAGAGAACTGTGTCGACGACAAAAAACACCGCTCGTTCAAACAGCTTCTCGGGGATAAGGTCAAACCGGTGATTGCCTTCGATCGCGAGGGAAAGCCGCACAGGATAGTCAGGAAGGAGGATGCGGCGCCGGTCCTGAAAGAGAAGGGAATCGTCGATCGCAACGTCAGTCCAAACCGCGCCCACGATACTTATGCGGAGCAGGAAAAACGCCGACGATTGAATGAGCGAATCAGGCTGCTGGCAATCGAGAAGGCACTCAAGCTTTTGGCAAAAAAGAAATGGGAAAAGGTCGATCTCGTATTTCTCGTACCGGCGCTTGCCGGAGCCCCAAGGGACCTCCGCCAGCTCTTCGAAGTCCGCGGTGTCAAACACGTCTATGATGCGGATATCACCAGGCTGTCGGCGGGCATCAAGACCGACGAAGAGGCCATAACGCTGGCGATGCAGGTTATTGTAGGCTCCGGGCTGGGTCAATGGGCGCGTGGTTATTCGCACTCGCTCTCGGCCAAGAAGAACTCCGAGAAGGTGCTCAAGCTCGCAAAGATCACTCTTCCCTCACTTGTCCTCCAGGCGAAGCGCGAGCTGGCGAAGCCTAAAAAGGTTCCCGTCTCAAAGAAGAAAACCGAGTCTCCGAAGGTTGATCTCCATCAAGCCGATTGTGTAAGGTTTCTGACGGCGATTCCGGTAGGCGACCCGAACTTCAAAAAGCACCTCGAACACGCATCCATCGAGGCGTTGAAAGTCGCGGTTCGCGTGAAGACTGTCACAAAGACGAACAAGGCCCGTCTCGAGAGTCGCCTCCGAGCGCTCCAAAAGGAGTCCACGAAGTGATCACGATCTATGGTGGCATCTTGTTGTTGGCGGGTTCCGCTATTGCTTATGCTGGCTTCTCTGCCCTCTATTACGGACGGCACAGACTCTCCCCGCACGTCGGTTTTGGCTATATCGTGATTTCTTGTTTGACCGTCTGGCATGGATTCCACCTTATTCTAAAATAAGGGAATTATATATTTAACTGCCCCGGTACAAATTTATCGCATGAAAAGCAAAGTGGCAACTGGCGGTCATCGGGTTTTCGCCCAGAGCATCTGGGCGGACGTTCGCCCCATCCCCAATCATGTCCCGCATCGCGCACTTCGCATTCAAGTGCCTTTATGTGTTCGTACGCCGGGCGAGTCTGCGGCCAGAGCTTTAGTTCTTCTAGCTCGCCGGGCTTGGCGAATGCTCCGCATAGGCATTCGCCGCTCTTGTGGATTAGATCAACGACTATGTTTCGCTTCATTCCGGTGTGAACGATGAGGTCAGTTGTATCGAGCTTCGACCAATCATGAATCGGATTAATCCAGATAAAGCGGCCCTGAACCTCAATCGGCTTCACGTTGCCCATTCGCCGCGTGGATTCCTGCGACCGACACCCCGCGACAAGCATAATTCGCTGTTTAGATTTGCCCCGCGCCGAGGCTCCGAACATTCGAGCGAGACGGGCCAGAGCTCGCTCTTTCAGATTTATGTACATATAGACGTGGCCCGCCGGTCCGGGAAACCCATTCTGCAAAACAAGTTCCCGGTAGACTTTTGGATCAAGTTCGCCTTTGGAGTTGATGTTCTCAGCGGCTTTAAGCTCCAAAAGATCAACGTTCTGTTCAACGCAGGTGTTGTAGACGTGTTCGCGGGTAGCTTCTACCCCGATGCCGGTATGAATATGCACGCCTCTTGTCATCAAGCCTGTTTCTTTAGTCACGAACAGCGCAGATTGACTGTCGTGTCCGCCAGAAAACAGCCCGAAGACGGCAATAGGCTGGAACTCCTGCACGGCGGCAATGATGCGGTCTCTAGCCGTCTCGATTCTTTCTTTAACGTTTATTGGAGTCATCTTTGATCTTCACTATGGCAAACATTCTGAGCAAAGACAAGACGGGTCGGCGACTTTATCTAGAAAACTTAAACTTTTCTTTCGATGGCCGCTAAATCCCTGAATTAGCGGCCACTTACGCCGCTCTATGCGTAGCGCTCGACAAGCCCCCGACACAACCCCTTGTATATTTTTTTGTTGACAGCACTATCCGGTTTCGTGGTATAAGCTGAGTTGCATCTCGTAATTTGGCTCCCGAACCGGGGAGCCGGGCCGTCCGTAAAACCGAAAAATGAACGACTCCCACGACGGATACCTCTACAACGGCGAGCAAGGGCTGATCGGCCGCGGCGTTTCGCGTGCCTTCGAAGCCGCCGCCCGGACCGGCTTCGGTCAAAGGGTCCTGGTCCGAGCTGCTCAGACCGCCTCCAAGATCCCGTTCTTTGCCAGCCGCGTTTCAAGCTGGCTTGCGAGGCTGGGGTTTGCGGCCTACGGCGGAATTCCGGGGATGGATTCCGACTACAGCCGCTGGGCGATATCGCTTGGCGATGTTCGGATGAGCTCGATTTTTCAGGCCGGGTTGCGCTGGGGTTCGCTCGGTCTGCAGTCGGCGCGACTGATGCTGGTCAAGCTCGATCTGCAGAATCAGCAAACCGAAGTCGCTCAAAGCGATGCGCTCGATCTGCTGGCTCGGCCGAATCCCTATTGCACCTGGACGCAGTTTATGGCCGCGTTCACTTTCAATTGGCTCGCGAAAAGCGCGGTTTATATTCGCAAAGTCCGCGACGAAGCCAGTGACGATCGCCGGGTTATCGAGCTGTGGCCGGAGCCCTACTGGAAAGCGCGGCCGGTGGTGAAGCAGGGGCCGGGCGGCGTCTGGGATTCCTATATCAGCTACTACGAAGTCGAGCGCAACGGCAAGTGGTATCGGGTCGACGTTCAGGATATGATCGTTTTCCGCGACGGCTTTGATCCCGAGACCCGCGAGGGCAACAACTGGCTTGCGGCGCTGGCGCCCGAGCTGTTCACCGATCGCGCGGTCGGCAAGCACTGCGCCAAGATGGTCGACAACGGTTTCCTGCCCGCGGTGGTCCTGGGTCTGGGCGACAAGAAGAATCCCGTCTCGCCCCAGCAGGTCGCGGCGCTGCAGAACCTGTTCGATAGCAAATCTCGCAAGGGCGATTCAAACGTGTGGGTCACCAGCGGCAACGTTTCGAAAGCGGTCTTGAACTCGGATTACTCGATCGACGCGCTGGTGAAGCTCCGACAGACGCCCGAGCAGCGTTTCGCCGCCGGGATGGGCGTCTCGGTTATATCGCTGCTGTTTGGGGCGGGCGTGGAAGTCAGCACTTATTCAAACGTCGAGCAGTATATGCGCCGCGATTACCGGAGCTGGGTCGTTCCGATCCATACGATCATCGCCGAGACTCTTACCCTCGAGTTGCTTCCCGAGTTTCAACAGGTGAAGCAGGCGAACGGCAAGCGATTCCAGTTCGCGTTTGATTACAGCCAGGTGCCGGAAATGCAGCGCGACAAGCAGACGGACTCCGAATGGGTTGCGGCGCTATGGAACGACGATCTTCTGACTCAGGCCGAGGCGCGGGAGCAGATGGGTTATCCGGGAGGCGAGCAGAAGTACAAGTCCGAGATTGTAGGTTCGAAAGCGGCGGAGCCTTCGCCGATAGGAATGCCGGGAGTGCCGGTGCCCGCGACCGAGCCGGAGACCATTCAATGACCGAAAGCGGTCAGGGGTTGATCGAGACGGTGAGACGAATGCGTTCAAGCAATGGAAATTACAGAGCCGGGGAAACCCCGGAGATCGTGTTACATAATATCTATTACACGATTCTTCCGGTGAGTTATATTCCTCGCTCTCTTCCCCGGGTCAATGAGCTGGCCGCGCAGACCGAAGGCCACGCCGTCGATTGTCATTGCGACGATTGCAATTTTTTCTTCGAGATGGTCGACGAGCTTATCGGCTCGGGATTCTTCGAGCCGAATGTACTCCCCGCACAAATGGAGAATGGCAAATGAGATATTTTTTTGGTGGACAGGTCAGAGAAGTGAACACGGCGGACAGCGTCGCCACCGTCGAAGGCCTAAGCGTTCCCTTCACTCAGCCGGAGCCCGATGGGGCGCCGCTTCAGGGTGTCGATTTATACCTGACCTACTTCAACCGGGAGACCAATTATTACATCAGCGATCTATTCAACCAGTCGCGAGCCTTCTATCGCCATATGGCCGACGCCGTGATCAGCGATCGCCTGCTAGGCGCCGCAAAGCTGACCGTCCGCGAAGCCAACGGGACGGACCCCGCGGGATTGTGGGGCGAAGCTCAGATCCAGATCAAAGACGAGTACGACGCGATGATGATGGATCTCGTCAAGAAAGGCGCGCTCGGAATCTCAACTGGCGCCTCGGAGACGATGTATGAAGTTCGCCCGATGAAGATCGGCCAACGCGAGCTGGGCTACGTCAGCAAGTGGGGAGTCATTGACTGGACGTTGACGCCGCAGCCGGCGAGCTTTGGCACCGAAGCAAGCGGCCGCGAGCTGAGGCGGCCGTTGACCCAACGCGAGTATATGGACGTGCTCCAGGGTAAGAGCAAAACGCGCGTGCGTCCGACTCTCCGGAGAAGGCGCGACGTGCTGGGCGCTCCCGACGTTCCCGCCGAAGATCCGCTCGATTTCGAAGCCGAGATCGCCGAGCTCACGCCTTCGCGATGGGAGATCGAAGACACGCTTTCCAAGATGGCCGCCAATATCGCCGGGCTGGCGAAGATGGCTGTGGCGCTCGGGCAGCCGTTCGACCTGGCCGCCGCGATCGAGAAGGTGATGGCCGGCTATCACAGGGTGATGGGCGCGCATATCTTCCAGCAGATCGAAGAGTGGCTGGAAGGCGACGACGATGATTATTACTACGACGGGCAATTTTACTTGAGGTCATTGGCGATCGAGGACACCAATCTCGACGCGCATTCGAAGGCCGCGGTGAACGCGGTCGGTTCAGCCTTGAATCGGTTTCGCGGTCGACGCGAGCGCCGAAGCGGAAATCGCGGGCTATCCAACAGCGATGCCGGAAGACTCACCGAGCTGCGCGCTGCCTTGCAGCGCCAGTACGAGGACGCGGGAAAGATTCTGGGCGCGGGCGCGGCGGACGCGCCGGCAGCTTCGGAGTATGTCACCGCCGAAGAGTCGGCCGCGCTGCGCAGGGATAGTCGAAGACGGGTTTTCTAAAAGACTTTTCCGGGAGGTGAATGATCGTGAAACCATTACTTGGCTACCTGTTCGATATCGGCGGATCGCGAAACTTCCGTCTGCTTTTCCTAACCACCGTGCTTGTGCTTATGGCCGCGCTGTTTCTGCTTGACGGCAAGGCTCACCGGTCTGTCGGTCCGCTGCTTGGCGTGGCCGCGATAGGCGGTTCGATCGAGGATCGCAAGAAGAGAGTGCTCGAGCTGAAAGGGATGATCCGCTCGAACGAAGACAAGATCCAGGAGATTTTCCGTAACACCGAGCGAGAGTTCAACGAGAAGAAACGGCCGGCGCTTGTCGAGACCGTCGAAGAAACCAAACGCGCGGCCGAGCTTCGCCGCGAGCAGGACGGCTGGATCGAAGAGCACGACAACCTCGAGCTTATGATGCGCGAGCGTTCGGAACGTTCCGGCGGCGTACCCGGTCACAATCCGGCCGGCGAAGCGGCTGGACGCGGTTCGTTCCTTTCCGATCCGCTTATGCGCGAGTGGCTCAAGTCGCCGAAGATCTCGGACGATCAGCCCTGGAGCTCGCCGGTAGTGAATCTCGAGAGATCGTTGCTTCCAACTCGCCGCGATCTGGTCTCGGTCGGTTCGCTGCCTGTTGCCTCCGGGGACCTCGCGAGCGCCGGCGCGTTGATTCAGCCGCGGTTCGAACCGGGCGTCGACATTCTCTTCGGGCGGCCGCTCAACGTGCTCGATCTCATTTCGCGAGGTCAAACGGGCTCGCCGCTGGTCCGCTTCTATCGTGGAACTTTCAGTTCCGGGGCCGGTATGACCGGGGAAGCGAGCGGTGTTGCCGACGGCAGCGGCGCGGCCGGGCAATCTTCGATCAGTCTTGAGCCGGTCGATGCGCGGGTCAAGAACTGCACGAGCTGGATTCCGCTCACAAACGATTCGCTGGAAGACGTGCCTTTCCTGCAAGGCGAGCTGGAAGGGGATCTTGATCTTGCAATCCTGATGAAGGCGGAGGACCAGATCATTGGCGGCGACGGCGTCGGCAATAACTTCCTCGGCATTCTCAATCACACCGGCGGCGAAACGATCGATCAGATCAGTCTTCAGGCTTTCGATACGGACATCCTTTCCACCGCGCGAAAGGCCATAACGAAGGTCCAGGTGAACGGCTTGACTTCGCCCACGGCTTATGTGGTGTCGCCTACTATCTCCGAAGCGATCGACCTGGAGAAAAACAACCAGGGCAACTTCTATTCGGCGGCCGTCGGAGCTCCCTGGAATGGCGGTCCGAAAACGCTCTGGGGTTATCCGATCGTCACCAGCCTGAGCCCGGCCGTCGCGACATACGGCATTGTCGCCGACTGGCGCCGAGCGAAGCTGTGGGACCGGATGGGCCAGTCTTCGAGCGTCTACTTCGCGAATCAGCACGCCGATTTCGCGATCCGATTTATGACGGCGATGATCGGCGTCTATCGCGGGGCCTTCGGCGTGAAGCGCCCGCCGGCGTTCTGTCGAATCGCGTGGAGCAGCTAGCTTTCGCAGTTGCCTCTCCGTGAGGTTTTTTGGGAAGGCGGGCGGTTGAAGTGATAGTGAGAACGCCGACCCCCATTTTTTGAAAAAAGGAGAAACCGAGATGGGTGCTAACGATCAATCTCTTGCGGGGCGTCAGGTCAATTCGGTGACGCCTCATATCGAGGACTTCGCTCTGGCGGCGGCGGACAACGGGACGCGGCACACGAACACCGGGGCGGCCGGCGCGGTGAAGTGCAGTCTGCCCGCGGCCGTGCCGGGGTTGCACTTCGGCTTTTCCGTCGGCGCGGCTCAGCAGCTCCAGCTCGATCCGAACGGGACCGAAACGATTTCTCAGCCGTCGAACGGAGTGCCCGGAGCCGCCGGCAAATACCTGTGGGCGGACGCGGTCGGCGAGACGGTCTACCTCGAGTGCTTCGTTGCCGGCAACTGGTGCGCGATCGGAACGGGCGCCTGGACGGCCGAAGCGTAGGTGTTGGGCTTCGGCCCGACTAAGCGCGACCGCGTGAGGTCTTTGGAAGTGCCGCTTCTTTCTTCCTTGCGCGGCGCGCGGAACGCAGTGGAACCGACGCGGCGACACGGAGACGGGGCGACGCGGCGAGCCTTTTGGAGGGAAACGACGATGAGAAGTGACGCGAATGGCGACGTGAGAACCGACCGGGGGAGGCCGCCCGCCTTCCCAAAAAACGTTACGGAGAAGCAGCGGGTTCCGACGATCCTGCCGATGCTTGGCTTGATGGGCATCCTGGTAGCCGCTGCGATCTTCGTTCTCAGCTTTGCCGCCGGCGACCCGGTCGCGGCGCAAGGCCAGGGCACGGCTGCGAATCTGTACGTTTACGCCGGAGTGCCGACTAACGGAACGTCGGGCACCCTGGCGAAGGTCGCGAAAACCGGCTCTCTGCTGGCGGACATCATAAATGGAGTCCTCTATCAGAACACCGGGACAAAAGCTTCGCCGATCTGGACCAATCCGATAGGAATAGCCGCGGGCGCGATCACTACAACCAAGATCGCCGATGCCAACGTAACCACCGCCAAGCTGGCGGCGGGAGCGGTAACCTCGGCTACGTTGGCTGACGACATCGCGCACACCGTCCAGGTGTCGCTTTCAAGCTCGGACATATTGGGGCTGAACGCGACTCCGAAGACGCTGATCGCGGCTCCGGGCTCGGGCAAGGTCATAGTGGTCGAATCGATCCTGCTCAAGATGGTCCGGACTTCGACTGCTTACGTGAATGGGGGCGCGCTCGAATTTCGCTACACCAACGCTTCGGGCGCAAAGGTGTCGGCCGATATCGCCGCGACAGTGGTGACTACCGGGGGCGCGGGCACCGAATACAACAGCGTTGCCGGCGTGACCGCTTCGTTGACTCCGGTGGCCAACGCGGCGGTGGTGATGGACAACGCGACGGCGGCATTCATTACCGGTACCGGAACGGCGGTGGTGTCGATCAAGTACCGGATCGTGACTCCGTAACGGGTTGAAAGATGAACTGTCCGATCTGTGGCGCTGCCGGAGGCCGTTGCAGTTTTCTGCACAAGCTGGAGCGCGAAATGGCAAGCCAATCAGGAGGGAAAATGGCTGAGAAAAAATGGGGACCTTCGCCGAAGGAATACGGACTCGACAAAGACGGCAACCTCTGTGAAACGGATGATCCGAAAGTTAAGAGCTTGCTTGTTGCGAAAGACGGCTACCTGCCTGTTTCCGTGGCTGCCAAACACGGGCTGATCGAAACGCCCGCGCCGCCTCCGCCGCCCGAATCGGGCGGGACGACCGATAACGTGAAGCGGGCCGCGAAGCCGCTCGATCTCCGGAAGCAGGGCGGCAAAGCAAAAGTGAAGTCAAAGAGGTAGGGGCAGCCCTTGTGGGATCGGCCCGCCGCGCGTCTTCTCCTGGTTAATCGTGGCTGGTTATTAGCGGTCGGGCGTGGCGGGCTGTCATTCAAAGAGACGAGAAAATATGCGCGTCGATCAAAGAGAGTTCACCGACAAGAGCTATGTGATTATGGTCGCCGACCAGGGCGCGGAAGAGAATGCGCTCGAAAACCTCGGCGGGCCGGGATCGCTGGTGACCGGAGAGATTCTCTCCGGCGGCAACGGTGAAGTCTATCTGCAGATCCCGTATGCCGCTACTCCGCAGGAATGGTTTGTCGACGTGTTTGTAGGCGACCCGGCGAAGATGCGGGTTCACCATAAGAACGTAAATCGTGCGGCTTGTGAATACTCGAAGATCGAAAGCCCGGTCGTGTTCGATTCGCTTATGAGAGCGCGACTGCAGAGTTTCGATCTTTGTCCGGACTGTTTCGAGAAAGTCCCTGAAAAAAAGGAGCGGCGAATATGAAAAGCAAGTTTCGGTTTCTGGTTCTGTTGTGTCTGGCTTTGATTCCTGTCACGACTCAGGCGCAGCAATCGTGCGTCCAGGATGACAAGAACCTAAAGACTTTTTTCCGGTTCGATGTCGGGACCGGGCATTGGGACCTGGTCTTTGACGGAGCGATCTATCGCAGCGGGGTCGGATTCCCGGCGACGATACAAACGCCGGGCGGAAGCGATGCGATGATCGACGCCTTCTTTGGTGATAACGAATACTTTGCGTTTGTATCGAACGCGCACCGCCACGGTTTCCTGAGGGTCTACGGGCAAGCCAGGCTAACCGCTGAAATCAACGACTCGCTGACTCTCGACGATGATTGCCGGCTGGCCTCCGAGTTCCCGGCTCCGGTGGCCGGAACTATCTGTTTCAATCCCGGAGGCGATTCCGTTCCGCTCCAGTTCTCGCAACTGGTGCTCAATCCGGCGACCGGCGTATGGGTCTTTTCAATGCTGGTGAACGGGCAGTCGGCCCGTATCGAAGGCTTCTACACGACGGCGGCGCCCGGACCTTTCAACGTTCCGGGTCCCGACCTGAACGGAGTCCCGACGGCTCGATACCAGAACCGGGATGCGAACGCTTACTCGGTGTTTTGGAACGGAGTGGCACGGGACGATATCACCGCGACGTTCGTGGCTCAGGTGTACTCGGACAATCAGGCGAGAGCTGAGATCAAGGTGCTCCTTCCGCCTACTTCCGGCTGGCCGCTTGTGTCGATTCTCAAGTTCGAGATCTCCGACGGAGACTTCGCCGCGGGAAGGTGTCTGTGATCTGTGACCAATTCGAGAATCTTCCGCTGGCGGCGGATGAAGACGTGCTGATCTGCGGAGAGCACGAGCTGATCGAGCATTTCCAGGCGGGCACGCTCTGGCGAGAGGTTTACGCGGCAATGGACAAGCACAAGCAGGAGGCGCACGGTGGACTCTAAGATCAAGAATTTCTGCGTTGCGATTCTCGCCTTGACGCTCGCGGTCTGCGCGGCTGTTTTGACGCCGACTCTTCACAGGACGCTCAAAGAGGTCCAGGACACCGCGATCATCGGACACGCGACCGCCGACAAAGTAGGCGCCTACGTGGACGATCAGATCGATATCGTGCGTTCGCCGGCTTATCAGAACAATTTCCGCCACGCCTCGGAGCTGGGCAAGGTGGCTACCGAAAGCGTGGTGCATCTCGACCGTCAGATCACCTGGTTTGCAACGAAGATCGCGCCCCGAGTCGAGCAGAATATGGACGATCTGCATTCGACGCAGGGGACGATGAAGAGCCGGATCGACGACCTCGGGGACTTCATTCGAGCGGGTAATAAATCGCTCAATGAAGACATCGTGCCTAAAGTCGTGGCGGTGATAGGAAGCCTGGGCGACAGCGTCGACGACGTTCAGGAGCTTGTGAACAACGGAAGCGTGACGATCGGCGATCTCGACAAGATAGTCAAGAACGAGAACGTCCCAAGGATCGTTACCAGCCTGGCCAGCACCGCCGATCACGTCGACAAGACCTCGGCGCACCTCGAAGGCATCACGGCCAGCGCCGACACCGGAATGCAGAAGTTTCCGGACCTGATGGACAACTTTCAGAAGTACGCGAAGGCTTCGACCGTGTGGCAGAAGAGATTGTACCTCGCAAAGATCATCCGCGAGTTGGCGGCTATACCTCTCCGATTACCCTGAAGGGAGAGAATTTTTATGATTTTCTTTTTGTTATTGCTGCTGGCGTCCGACCCGACGATGCCCGACCGGGCGAAGCACCCCGGCGCTGTGAATCCGAAGATCTCCGCGGCGAACAAGGGCCGCAACGTTTGCGCCGGCAGGAAGTGGTCTACCGGATCGATCAGGCCGCCCGAGAGCTACACGAACAAGCTCAAGCGCCAGGAAATGCAGGCGCTAGGCTACACGCTTCCGGATCCAAAGGCGAAGTGTATGGACGGGTCGGGCAATCCCGAGTGCTACGAGCTGGACCACCTGATCAGCCTCGAGATAGGCGGCGCGCCGGCGGATCCGAAAAACCTCTGGGTGGAACCGTGGCACCGCAACGTCGGCGGTGAAGATCACGGAGCCAAGACCAAGGACGGTCTGGAAGACAGGTTACACGCTCTGGTTTGCGCGGGCTCTCTTTCGCTGGAGCAGGCGCAACGCGAAATAAGCGTCGATTGGAAGGCGGCCTATCGCAAATACGTCGGGCCGTTCCCGAAGTTCGACCCCGCAGCGAAGATGACGAATTAACCGGCGGCCTCTCCCCGGCTGCCTCTCCAGGAGAAGAAGAAATGGGCACAAAAGCAGGAAGCATCGGAACGATTTTTCACAAGGTGATTGACGGAGTCCATCACCTTTTTGTGGTGGGCAAGCAGGACGTCGAGCAGGTGAAGATCTTCGTCGACGCGCGGCCGGGCCTCAAGGAGGACCTCGACAAGCTGCTCGGTCCGATCAAGGACGCTGTAGCGAGCGCGTTTACCACGAAGTTCGCCGAGCTGAAGGCCTCGTCTCCGGACCAGGCGCCGGCGTTGTTCAAGGCTGCGATCCCCGAATTGCTCAATACGGTGAAGGAGTCTTTTGTCGACCAGGCCAAGCACGCCGGCAACGTCGACTTGATGGTGAGTCTCGGGGCTCAGGTGGGCGAAGCGCTCCTGGGGCTGTGATGTAGGGGCAGCCCTTGTGGCTGCCTTTGAGTACAGTACAGACGCCTGTACTTCCGGGAAAAACCGGGCAGCCACAAGGGCTGCCCCTACGTGTGGGTGAGAAACAAAAATGCCGACGTTGACCGACAGAAACGTAGCCGCCGATCGGGTCGCTCGAGCGACCGGCGCGTCGAATTATCCCGCGGTCGGGATAGATGAGATCGCCGGCGGCGACGGGCACCTTACCGGCGTCGCAATCGCAAGCGCCGGCGCCGGCTACGCCCACAACGACCATTTGATCGTCGGCAACGCCTTGATCAACGTCGACGCGGTTGGCGGAGGCGGGGCCATCACGGCCGTCTCGATCGTCAACGCCGGGACCGGGCTGATCAGCCAGGACGGGGCAATCCTGGCCACAAACGGAGCGGGGCACGGCGCCACTTTCAACATCGTCGCTACGGAGATCGCGCCCGGACTGCTCGACCAGGCTGTGCTTCCGATCGGCGCAGTCGCTTCGGTGTGGGAAACGGCCGTTTCCTTCGAAATCGGTGAGGTGGTGATTCCGACCGCGGAAAATGCCAACGGCCGGATGTATCGCTGCGTTCGAGCCGGGCTGTCGGGAGCCGCCGAGCCGACCTGGGTCTTTGGCGTTTTCGGAGGCCTGGCGATTGGATCTCCGACGATCAACGGGCTCGGCCGCCTGGTTCAGGACGGGGACGTTGTCTGGGAAGAGGCGGGGCCGGCTCCGGAGGCGCTCTGGGATCTGCGATTGGCCGAGCACCTGGTATGGAGACGGAAGCAGGCGCTTGCCGCTTCGCTTTACGACGTGGGGCTCGATGCCAGGGACCAGCTCAAGCGGTCTCAGGTATTCGACCACATCGAACGAATGGTGGAACAGACCGCGCCGTTTTGTGTGGCGTGAAGGGAAGGACGCGGGGAACGCGGCGATTGACTGAATGACTCCGATCGATCAGCTCGAAGTGGATTCGATACGAGAGCACCTCGACAGCACGCTCAATGAATTGTGCACGATCAAAAAGCGGACTGCGACAAACGCCGGGACGGGGCCGGTGCTCTCGGAAAGCGATCGAGCTGAGAACGTGCCCTGCCGGCGAGCTTCTCAGTACCGGCCCGATGAGAAGCCGATCGCGGGCGCCTCGCGATCGCAGGAGGATGTCATCTTGACGCTCGAGATCGGCCAGGCTATCGAGGTCACGGATCGGGTTGTGTTTTCGGATGCCAGCTACGAGGTAGTGGCGGCGCTGGCCACGTCTCAGCCGTTTTGTAAGCGGGTTCTTTGCCGAAAGATGTAGGGGCGGTCCCTTGTGGCCGCCCGTCCGGAGTCGAAGGAACGTAAATGATCGAAGTCGTCTCAGGCCAGGACAATAGCTCGACGATCGTCGCGGAAATGAAAGGCAGTCTCGAGCGCGCGCTTGCCGAGTCGGCCCAGGCGGTGGCCGACACCGCAAAACAGACCGTTCATCGGCGAAGCGGGGAGACCGCCGCTTCGGTCCAGGCCCACGAAGACGGCTCGGTCACGGTTGACGGAGCGGCGTTGTTTCTGGAGTTCGGCACGGTGCATATGCCGGGGTTCCCGTTCCTGGGGCCGGCCTTCGATCAGGAAGAAGAGCACTTCGTTGAGAAGTGCAAAGAGGCGTGAAAATGCGAAGCGACTTCACAAAGTTATTGCCGGTTGTTCTGACGCAGGAAGAATTCGATTCCCGCGCGGCAGAGCTCGCGGCCACGCTTCAGGAGATCGACTCGCTTATCCTCGATCGCAAGGCCGCGGCTTCGGCCTTCAAGGAAAGAATCGAATCGGCTCAGGCAAACGCCGATCGCCTGGTCACGATAGTTGCCAAGCGGCAGGAGATGCGCGAGGTCAACTGCACTGAGCGCCTTCATACCGATGCTCGCATCGTTGAAATCATCCGAACCGATACGTACGAGATCGTGGGCACGCGCGGCCCAACCGCCGACGATATCCAGGAATCGCTCCTTCCCTTGAGCGAAATCGAGCCCGTAGACGACGAACGGCCGGAACCCTCCGAAAGCGATGCCGGAGATGCCGGGGAGGGTCAATGAGATACGCGCTCGAGATCCTTCAAAGCGCCGGGTCGACCGAGCCGTCTTCGTTCAACGAGCTGCTTCAGGCGATGGGGCCGGATGCTCCCGAGCGCGACAACAAGGGCGACTGGCGCGATTTCTTTCTTGCCGTGGATCGGCTCAAGCATTTGAAGCTGATCGAAGTCGGGCGGATTGCCGGCAAGATCGACAGCGTGATGGTGACGCCCGAAGGCGTGGCTATGATTCCGCGATTGAAGAAAATGCAGCCCGGACAAGGGCAATTGCAAATGTAGGGGGCGGCCCTCGTGGCCGCCCGGAGCAAGAATGGAAACGGCAAAACGCAAAATGCAGGCGGCGGCGAAGGCGGGCTACCGGCGCGCGCTCTCGGGCGAGCGGCCCGATACGGAGGGCTCGATTTGCCGGGGGAACAGGTTCGCGTACACGCGCGGCTACGCGATCGGGCGAATCGAGTACCTCAACAACCGGCGCACCGAGCTTCCAGCCGAATGGTGGCAGTGGACGGAGGCGGCCGACGACGCCAAACGAGCGGCCGTATGAAGGCTATCGATGATGCGCTTTTCGCACTCTTCAGCGCCGACAACGAAGCCGAGGTCGGGCTTGCAAGCCTGGTCGGAGCGGAGATCTACCGCGAAGGCTCGGTCCCGGACGGCGCCGCTTTTCCGCGGATTCAATTCGGGCCGATGCCCGGCGTGGACGCTTACACGCTCAAGGTGCGCACTCATACGAAGACTACCTTCGCGATCAAGGCAGTTGACGGCGATCGCGAAGGCAATCCGAAAGGGTTCTCGACCGAGGCGGTCAACGCGATCGCAAAGCGGGTTGATTACCTGCTCACCGACAAGCCGCTCGCGCTCGAGGAAGGGACTTGCATTTATCTCAGGCGCATCGGGCCTATCGAGTACACGGAAATGGACGGCGATGAACGTTACCAACACGTTGGAGGCAATTTCCAGGTGATGGTCACGCCGTGATGGGGGAAAAATGATCGACAAGAACAAGCCGACGATCTCGATTCTCAATCAATCGACTCTGGTCACCGACGATCAGCTCAAAGCGATGCTGCCGGCGTTTCAAACCCAGATCACGCGGGACTTCTCGCCGGCGTGGGGATTGGACGCGACGCTGGTCTTTGCCGATCGCCATCAGCTCCGCGGCCAGGCGGACAACTCTATGCAGGTGATCATCAAGGACGTGTCCGACGAAGCGGGGGATCTGGGCTATCACTTCGACGAAAACGGGCTGCCGATCACCTATGTGTTCGCGAAGGATTCGATGGCGGACAACGCCGGCATCGCCGGGCTTTCAACCACGATCTCGCACGAGCTGCTCGAGATGCTGGCGGATCCCGGAGTGAACTTGTACGCGCTGGGCTGGTACAAGGCGAAAGGATCGAGGCGATCGGCCTATATCTCCTACGAGGTATGCGATCCGGTCGAAGCGGGCGCTTACAAGATCGGGGAGACGGCGGTGTCGAACTTTGTGTTCCCGGAATGGTTCGAAGGCGACCGCAAGAGAGGCTCCGTTCAGTTCGATTACCAGAACGCGATCGCCGGGCCGTTCGAGTTGGCGGCCGGCGGCTACATCGAGGCATACATCGGAACCAGGTCGCATACGGTTTACGGCGCGGCTGCTCGAACGAAGGCGGTCAGGCATCGCAAGACCGCGAGAGAAACAAGGCCTCGCGCCGCATTCGTCTGTCCGAACTGCAATCAGGTCAAGCTGGGGAAAGAGGGAGTCTGGCCCTGCGAGCTGTGTCACGAGCCGGTCAAGTGGAGCGACGGGTCCCAGCTCAACTGGGATGGAACCGCGGCCGAAGTCGCCGAGCATCAACGGGTCCACGACGCCGGCCTGGTTTGCGTTATCTGTGCGGGGGAGCCGGACACCAGGATCATTCGAGAGTAGGGGCGGCCCTTGTGGCCTCCCAGGGGTACAGACGCCTGTACTTCTGAACGAAATGAAACGGCGGGCAGAGTAGGGGCGGCCCTTGTGGCCGCCCGCGCGGAGGGAAAACCTGATGGGTAAATCTTATGACGTGCTCGAGCGGGGGCTTGATTGGACTAACGCGGACGGCAAGCCGCGGCGTGAAGAGCCGGGCGCAACCGGCGTGACCGATCTGCTCGAGAGCGATATTCCGGAGCTGCTCGAATCGGGCTTGATCAGAGAGACGCCGGCGGACGGCGGCGCGACGCAGGCGAAGGTTGCCGGGCGGCGAGCACCCCGAAAGAAGGCGACGAAGAAATGAGACCTGCGATCGCGGCAATGAGACGGGACGTGAAGGCGCGCAGGGCTATCGACGCTCGGGCGGCGATTATTGCCAGGGCCGAGTCGTTGAAAGCCGAGGTCGAGCAGGTTTTCCGCGACGCCGAGCACTGGAATGGATCGGTGCGCAAGCCCGGCGAAGCGGAGATCGACCTAGCCGGTAGTGTCCTAATTTCAAATTGCCTCATTGCCCTGTTCGCAGGGGCTTACTTTGCCTTGGGCTTGGGATTGCACGAAGCAAAAGTCTGTAAAGCGACCCTCGTTGAAAATGTTCTCATAAGTAATGCGACCCCAGCAGTACAAGTTGACGCGGCTACGATCTTCGCTCGCGTTGAACAAGATTCCTGGCGTATTGATGATGTGATGCCCCCCGTTAGGCGCTATGACTCCAAGTCTCTCGGTCTCGGTAAAACTCTTGTCGTTATAAGGTGGATTTTCCAACAGTTGAGAGGAATAACAAACGCAAACGTCATTGGCTGGGGTATTGCCGGAGTTTTCAATCCGCAATTTGAATTGGTGCATTACCACGTCGTTGACGAACCAACCGTCATTCTTGATATTGGCTGTAACGTAAGCTCGATCGGCATATATGGCTGTTCTCTCTGCGATATCGACGCCGCGCTTAGCAACCTTGATCTGGCGTCGGGTTTCTTTAAGGCTATTACGCATCAATCTCACTTGCTGTCGGGTTTCTCTAAGGCTGTCCTGCATTGCCTCCCACTGCCTGCTATAGATATAAGCCTGAACGACGATCACGTCGAGGAGCAGAACGCTAAGCGCGTTGGTGGTAAAGAACTTAGTATGCTCAGTCATATTGGGCAGGACGATGGCGACGAACCCAATAACCAGAACGCCGACAACGCCAACCGCGACTATTGTCCATACTGCTCTTGGCGAGGTGCGCTGATTATTCTTGGTGCTGTTACTGGAATTGCTACCGGCCTTGTCGTTCTCCTGCATGGGCTCAACCTCTATTTCGGCGTTAAGTTCAAAAGTAAGCGATGAAATTCAAACTAGGACACTACCACCTAGCCCAGTCGTTTCGAGGGGAGGCGTGATGGATAACGATGCTTTTCTGTACGCGGCTACGTTGTGGGTTTCGGGATTCGTCGCCGGCATAGCGCTGCTGTGTCTCGCGATGGTGGTCGGGATCAGACGCGGCTGGATATATATTCGGGAGGTGCAAAGCGATGGCGATTCCAACTGCGGGCAGTAGTACTCGAGTATATGCGGCCGGCTACGATCTGTCGGCCTTCTTTCGAAACATCAAGCTCACTCAGGGCGCGAAAACCGTCCCGACCGAAACCTTCGGCGCCTCGAACGACGCGCCTTTCGGCACGCTCAAAAATGGCGTGGCCTCCGGAGACGGGCTCTACAGCGGAGGCGTCGGCGAAGTGGACGAACGCCTGGCCGCGGCCCTGGGCGCTCAAAACGTGCTGATCACCGTCGCGCTGGGAGACGTGCTGGGCAACGTGGCCAAGGGCATTCAGGCGGTTGGCACCTCTCACGACACAACGATTCCGGTTGACGGAGTCGTAGCGATCGCCGCCGCTTTCGCCTCGAACGTCCAGATCGAGCGAATGCTGGTCCTTCATCCGAAGGCGGCCGAGGTCGCCGCCGGCAGCGGGGGCGTGATCGATAACGCCGTTCAGACGGTAAACGGGGGAGTCGGCTACTCTCACGTGTTTGCGATCGCCGGGGGCAACTGCACGGTCAAGGTGCAGGACTCCGCCAACAACAGCACCTGGGCGGACCTGCTCAGCTTCACGCTGGTGGCGGGAGCTCCGGCGTCGGAGCGCAAGGAGCTGGCCGCCGGGAGCACCGTCCGCCGATACATTCGCTGGACGATCAGCGGAACTTTCACCAGCGTCACTTTTCAACTGTCGTTCGGTCGCAGGTAAACAAGCGGCGTCGTCCGTCAATTTTCAGCTAGAGGGAGAAAAACGAAATGGCAGCAAGTTCAGGAACAAGCGCGAAGCTATCGATCGATAACGGCGGCGGGGCTCTGACCGACATATCGGCGGCCCTGCGCAATATCAAATTCACCCGCGGGGCCAAGACCGTTGACGTGGCGACGCTGGGCGCTTCAAACGACGCGCCTTTCGGCACGCTCAAGAACGGCACGATCAGCGGCGACGGAGTCTGGGACGCGGCGACGGACGCGATCTTCGACGCGGGGCTTGGCTTCAACACCCGGAGCTTTCAGCTCGATCCGGCCGGAACGGGCGCGGGCCTGGTGCGCTACACGGGCGAGCTGGTGATCACGTCTTACGACGCGAGTCCTCCGATCGACGGCGTGACGATGTTTACCTTCTCGGCTCTGGTGACCGGCGGCGCTACTCGAGCGGTGCAGTAGATACGCAGGGCGGGCCGTAGGGGCAGCCCCTTATGGCTGCCCGAATCAGACTGCCCCTACGCCGTTGCGGCGCGGGCCTCTCTCTCGGGCGAGCCCTCTCTTGAGGGCCTGTGGTGAAATCGCCAGGTTCTCGAGCCGAGGGGCTTCCGTCGCAATTTCCTGTCCAGCCCGGTTTGATCCCCAGTCGCCGGGCTGGACGTGGTTTAACCAATGCGGCGGAAGCTCCTTTTTCCGGGGCCGACGCCGCCCTAACAAAAGAAAAGAAGAGGACACGAAAATGCCTGAATTGATCAAACAAGATGCTGCAAAGACAAGGGTGCTCGAAGCGCCCTACGGCCCTAACCCTGAAGACGCGCTGCATATGACGGTGCTCACAACGCTGCCTCTGTTCAAGATGATGCAGAAGCCGGGACTGATCAACCGGATGAGCAACGTCAAGACGGCGGCGGGCGAAATGGATCTCGGCGAGATCCTCGAGCTGAGCTCCGAAATTCTGATCGGAATCGCGGCCGTCGATTGGGACCTGACCGACGCCGGCGCCAAGGTAGCGTTGAACGCGGATAGCTGGAGCAAGATCGCCAATGATGCGCCGGCGACCGCCTTCGCGATCCTCACTCAGTTCTCTCAAATGCTTCCCGAGATGATGCAGGGGTTCGCCGCGGCTACCGCGGCGCTGGGCAAAAGCGGAGGCGGAAATATACGTCTTGCGCACGGGCGGAAGACTCGGACTTCCAAACGGAGAAACGCGAAGCGCTGAGCCTCCCGAATGGTATTTCTTGTTCGCGGGCGCGCGGCTGCTCGGCTGGTCGCGCGCCCCGTGGGAGCTGGCGACGCCGGGATCCGGATTGCTGAGCGAGCCAGGAGATCACTGGGTCGTGTGGGCGACGATCGCGACTTCGGCCGAGAACAAAGCGGAACGCGATAATGCCAGGAAGGGGAACGTTGAAGCGGAGGCCAGGCAAAAGGCGGGGATATGAGTGGACAGGTTCCGGGTTCCGAGTTTCGGGTTTCTGGTTCGGCCGGCGTTTCGTCTGGCCTGGTGATTCGCCGGTGTAGCTGTTGTGGAGAGGAATACGACCTGGACAATTGCCGCTGCGGGTTCAAATGCGTGAGGGGTTGCGGGCGCTGCGAGCGGCATTGCACCGGGCACGTTGACTCGGATCTGCTTCTCGATATCGAGCGCGACCGCCGCGACGATCCCGACGAGCTGGAGTTTCGATTATGAAATCCAGTCAACAGGTATGAGCGAAAGCGTCATAAGAGAGCTTGTAGTCCGCTTCAAGGGCGATACCGTTGAGTTCGAACGCGCGATGGAAAGCGCGCTCGGGGGGCTCAAAGGTTTCGCCAGCGAAGCCGTGGCGGCTGGCGGGGCTATCGGTGCCGGTCTTGCCGCGGGCGCGGCCGCGATCGCTGGGATCGGCATAGCTGCTATCGCCGCCGGGCAGGATGTAAACCAGGCATGGCGCGAGATCGAAGTTAGGACTGGTGCGACCGGAGACGTTCTGAAAGGGTTGCAGGCGGATTTCGCCGCCGTCTTTGCGAACGTTCCGGAATCGGCGAAGGGCGTCGGGGACACGATAGCGCAATTGAGTCAACGGCTCGGGCTCGCCGGCGAAGCTCTGCGCGAATTGTCCGAGAAGGAAATCGAGCTGGCGCATATAACCGGCGCGCAACTCGGGCCGCAGGTTCAGGCTACGAGCAAGCTGTTCGAACAGTGGAAGAGTTCGATCAAGGACCCAAGCGATGCGCTCGAATTTCTGTTTGCCGTCTCGCAGAAAACCGGTATCACCGTAACGCAGCTCTCCGACGAATTAGCCAGGGCCGGTCCGGTGATGCGCGATTTCGGCATCAGCTTCGAGCAGGGCGCGGCTATGCTGGCCCAGCTAGACAAGGAAGGCCTCGATTCCGGCAAGGTCATAGCCGGGATGTCGATAGCCTTCCGCGCCCTGGTCAAGCAGACCGGCGGTGATGTGCTCGGCGCCTTCGATCAGCTTATTGATCGGATGAAGAATGCCGGAAGCGCCGCGGACGCCAATACGCTGGCGATTCAATATTTCGGCAAGGGCGCCGCTACGATGGGCGAAGCGGTGCGCTCGGGCAAGCTGGACGTTGACGGGCTTCTAAAGTCGCTCGAGACCAGCGGTCCCGGAATCAAGAAGACTGCCGAAGACGTTAGGACGGTAGGCGAATCCTTCGAACAACTGAAAAACAAAGTCGAGGGGTTGCTTGCTCCGCTCGGCCAGGACCTGATCGCAGCAATGGACGGCGCGGTCCAAGGTCTCAGCAAGTTTGTCGACGCCTATGAGAGCGATTGGGGCGGGCTGAAGACTGCGATAGACGCCGACATTAAGGATATCGCCTCTTTCTATCACGACCACAAGGCTGAGATCGACGCGCTGGCGCAGGCGGTCGGTGTCGCGCTCGGTGTGGCTGTGAAGTTTTGGGCCGAGGGCGCGAAGGAGATTCTCGATTCGATATCAGCGATCACGTTGGCTATGCGCGTGGCCACGGGGGATTGGAGCGCGGCCTGGCAACAGATCAATGATATCTCAGCTCGCGAACAGGAAAAGAATAAAGCGGCCGCCGCTGCTTTCGTGCAGTGGAACCTCGACAAGTTTGGAAGCTACGGCCGGGAAGTGAGCGCCGTTCTGTCGGCGTCGTGGGATGCGATCTCCCGGCTCTTTACTGCTGCCTGGGACTCCCTTAAGACTCAAACCGAGAACGCCTGGCAGGCGATCAAGCAAGCGATCATCGAGCCGATCCAGGAGACCCTCGATTGGCTGCAAAGCAAGGTCCGCGACTTCCAGGCGGCTTTCAGTGCCATCACCGAAGCCGCCAGGGCCGGGCTTATCGTGCATTCGCCGCCGGCGGCGGCGGTCTGGCTCGCTCAGATCGGAGAAAGCGCCGGCGCGGCCGCCGAGGCTGCCAAGAAAGCAGCTCCGCAGTTCGACGCCGGGTTCAGCGCGGTGAGCAGCTCGGCCGCTAAGAATATTCCGGCCGTCACAGGTCAATTTCAGGGGCTGGGGGCAAGCATCGTCAAGGTGCTCGAGGATCTGGGCGTCAAGGTGCCGAAGATCTTCGACGATATCTTCGGGTCGATCAGCAAGAGCCGTGGGGCCGGGTCGGCTAAGGCCTCGGCGGCGAAGACGGGCACCGAGCTTGGAGACGAGCTCGTAGACGCCTTCGGGGCGGCTCTGAAGGGCGTCCAGGGAGTTGCGGCCGCCGCGAAGCAGGGCGGAGTCTTCGGTGGGATTGAAGGCGCCCTCAGCGGCGCGATGGCGGGCGCGGAGATCGGCTCGCTGTTTCCAGGAATCGGCACCGCCGTCGGCGCAGTGGTCGGCGGAGCGCTCGGGTTAATCGGCGGTCTGTTCGGAAAATCTGCTCTGCAGAAGGCGCAGGAAGCGGCGGCGCTCCAGCAGGCACTGGACGCAGTCAAAGAATCGCAGCAACAGGTACTGCAGGCCGTCGAGCAGACCAAGCAGTCGTGGATCAAGACTCTCGACGATGCGCGGGCGTTGCTCGAATCGATTCAGTTCTACACTAAAGTTCCGAAGATCTCCTTCCAGCAATTCTTTGCCGATGTCAACAAGCTCTTCGCTCAGGTGGTCGATCTGGCTAAGGCCTGGAAGCTCGATGCGACGGCCGATATCAAAGCGGCGGCCGACAACCTGCTCGCCGGCGTTCAGCTCGTAGCGGCGTTGCCCGCGGCGCTCGACGGGATCTCGAAATACCTCGGCACTCCCGATGAGAGCTTCGCGCAGTTCTTCGCCGCGGCCAATAACTTCTTTACGAAGCTGGACGATTGGTTTGCCACCATTCAAAAGAGCACCGCCCGGATGGTGTCGAAGTGGTCGGGGCTGCTTTCGCCAGGCGCCGACCTGGTCAAGTCGCTGATCGAAGGCCTGACCGGGATGACCGCGATCAAGGACCTGCCTACCGACGATCAATTCGCGTTGATCGGCCGCGCGATCGACATAATCATCAGCTCGATAGGAGCGATAGCCGACAAGGTCGATAAGTCGCTGTTGAAGGCGGTGGCTTTCTTTGCCGACAAGGCGCAATCGGCTCTGACGTTGTGGAAAGACGCCACGGACGCGATTCGCGCGACGGTGGACGTGCCTACGGTGTCGAAGTCGGACGCCGACAACGTGGTCACTTCGATTCGGACCTTCCTGGATGCGTTGATAGCCGGGCTCCAGGATATGGCCACCGATCAGCTCGTCAGGGTGACCGCTATTGCCGAGTCGATCACGCCGATCGCGGCGGCGCTGAAGGCTTGGGCGGATGCGACGGCGGCGATTCGAGGCTATACGGCTATCGCGGCCGAGACCTGGCAACTGGTGCTCGACGACTTCAAGAAGGGCTTGCAGTTGCTGAGCGTGTTGCTCGAGCAGGCTACGGAGTTCGACGATCTGGCGGGCAAGGTTGACGACAAGCTCGAGAGCGGAGCGGCGAAGCTGGCGAAGGGCGTGGCCGCGATGGCGGGCGCCGTCAAGTCGACCGCGGACGTGTTACAGGCGGCTTTCGGGCAGATCCAGGGGGGCGCGACTCCGGGAACGGTGGTGGGGGGTCAGAGCTTCGATTACGGGTCGGCTTTGGTCGGGAGCTTCGGCGGCTCGGGAGCCGGCAGCTTTGGGCCGCGACCTGGAGGGGCGCCGGGCGGGGGAGGTATTTATTTCGCTCCGGGGTCGATCGTGGTGCAGGGGAGCTTGATACACCAGTCGACGCTTCAGGATGCGGTAGTGGCGGCGCTGGTGGACGCGCAACGGAGAGGGAGATTGGCGGCGTAGGGGTTGGTTTCGGGTTCCGAGTTCCGGGTTTCTGGTTATGAGAACTTACATTCATTATTCGCTGACTAAGTTGCCGGTTTGTTATCGCGGGAACAAGGTGATGGGGAAGAGCCGGACCGTTCGCACGACCGGCGATCGGTCCCTGGTGACCTGTCCGAAATGCCAGGCTCTCGCCGGCATCGCCGACGAAAAACGGGATGCGATTCTCGATCGGCGATTCGGGGACCTGGTCGCCAAGAGGGTGATGCCCGACGGGTCCGTCTTCTGCATTTGCGAGCCGGAAGACGGGCGCGAATGCGGACGCGGGCGCACCTGTACCCGCAATCAACTGACGTCGCACAGCGTCCAGCGTTGCTGGACCTGCGCGAAGGCTCGGCAGCGCGGGGCTAACGGCCGTCGCAATCGAGAGATGGACTGGCAGCCGAGAGCGGAGACGCCGGCGGCTCCGAAGTGCATTTGCCTGAAGCGAACGATCGAGGGGCGGAGTTTCGTTGTAAGAAACGAGGCGTGTCCGGTCGCGGGGCACGGCTGGCTTGTGAGGGAGTGGAGGCGGGGCGGCTCGGAGATCGATTCTCCGGCCGCGGGGCAGATGTTGTAGGGGCGGCCCTTGTGGCTGCCCGGTTTCCCCGAGTACAGGCGTCTGTACCGGTTTCGGGTTCCGAGTTTCGGGTTTCCGGTTGTGAGAGAAGAGTTGGCGAAGGCCGTCGGGTATCGCACGGTGTTCTTTGGAACGGTTTCGCGATTCGGGAGCAAGAAAGGTTTCAAGGGACGGCCGGCGATTGAAACGCTCTGCCTGGTCGATGTGAGGGATCGCTCGGGGCGCATAAGCTGCGATCACCTCTGGTTCGTCTTTACCGCGGGGTTCAAACGCGCCGCACCGGAGCTGGGCGACAGGGTGCAGTTCGACGCTCGAGTGAGGCCTTACTTGAAGGGTTATCGCGGAGGGCGGAACGATCCGGAGTGCGGGGGCGTGACCACGGATTACAAGCTGAGCAACCCGACGGGCATTCGGGTGATAGCCAGGCGGGGAAGCCGGCCGGATCGCGCGGCGAATTCATTTCAGGCTGCTACTTTGTTCGATTGAACTGGCGAGGACGAAATGAGGTACAGGCGTCTGTACCTGCGCGGGCGGCCACAAGGGCCGCCCCTACTCAGTAGAAAAAATGTCCGCTTTTGTGCCAAAAGTTACGATCTCCTTTGACGGGGTCAGCGATGTCGACGTGACCGGCGACGTGCGCATTGCCGACGGCGTGCGATGCCGGCGCGGCCGGGATCAGATTCGCATTCTGTCTCCGGCGATGGCTGGAGATTTTAGCTGCGTGCTCGACAATCGAAGCCGGAACTATAGCACCGATAACGGAGCTTCGCCTTACGCGGGATCTCTGATTCCAGGGCGCACGGTGAAGCTCTCGGCGATCGGCGACCCTGCCTTTGCGATATTTGCCGGATTGGTCGACAACTTCCAGAACCTCCCGAGTAAGAGCCAGCTCTCGGTTGGTGTGCCGGCGCTGGGGATGCCGTCGCGGCTGGTCGGCAAGAAGGTGTCGACGGGGCTCTATCCCGATATCACGGTCGATGTTGCAATCGGGATCATACTCGACTCGGTAGGATGGCCCGCGGATCAAAGGCAATTGGCGGCGGCCGACACCACGCTTCAGTGGTTTTGGCTCGACGACGAAGACGCTTTCAGCGCGATTCAAACGCTTCTGTTGACGGAGGGACCGGGCTCGGCGTTCTACGAAGCGGGCGATGGCACGCTGGTATTCGAGAACCGCAATTATCGCACGACGACGGCGCGAAGCAAGGCTCCGGTCGAGACCTTTACCGACGACGATATCTGGGACTTCAAGCCGGACCTTCAGTACAAGGACGTTATCAACGTCTGCAGCGTGCAGACTAAGGAGCGCCAGCTTGCGGACTCGCGTTCGATCGTGTGGAGCCTTCCCGAAGCGTTGGTGTTGGCGCCTAACGAGCTGCGGAAGGTAATCGCGCGCGGGAGCGATCCGTTTACGAGCGGGCTATTTGATGGAGCCGCCGGCATAAACGAAGTGCAGTTATTGACGAGCAATCTGATCGGCACAATCTATTTCACTCTTACCGGTCCGAACGGCATCGCGACGGGCATCATCGACCGCACGGAATTCGACGCCGCGCACATACAGGCGGCGCTCGACGGCTCCCTGGGGTTTGGAAACTGCAACTGCACCGACGTATCGGCGGGGCACGTTCAGGTTCAGTTCGTGAACGACTATGGCTCGCAGCCGATCGCGCTTATGACTGTGATCGTCACTCCGTATGGCGACCCGCCGGGCACGGGTAATGTAGTGGTCGCGGAAACCACGCCGGGCCAGCTTCCCAGCCTGGTGGTATCGGCAGGGTTTTTGGATAGCGTCACCTGGGACCGTAACAGCGGGGCCTATATGGAATTGCGTTTCCAGGCGGGTCCGGAAGGGGCCACGGTCACGAGGGCGGACCTCTACGGGACGCCGCTCGCCGTCATTCGCACGCGGGAGATAAAGAGCACGCTGGACACGTCGGGCTCACAACGCGACTTCGGCGCTATTCCATTCGTGCTCGGCTGCCGGCCTGAAATCGACGCCGATACGGCGCTGACGCTGGTCAACGCGGTGGCGGGTTACTACGAGCGTCCCCGGGGCACGGCCGAAGTCGTCATTTGGGGCTTGCCCGGTATGCTGGCTCGGCTGGCCGATCGGGAGATCTCCGATTGCATTCAAATCGTCAATTATCAGTCCGCGATCAATGCAAATTACTGGATCGAGCAGATCACGGTCGAAATAATCGACGGATTGCTGCGAATGACCCTCGGTTGCGAAAGGCAGCACGTGTCAATCGTGTCGAGTGAGGATGATCAGGAGGTTACGACCGAGGATGGGCAACTGATAAGGGCATAACAGGAGGAAAAGATGGCATTTCTTGAAGGCGGCATTACCTTTGTCGATTTTATGCTGGGGCTCACCATCACAATTTTGCGAGAGGCTATTCCGGTCGGACTCGCAATGTATCTTGGCGTTCGATTGGCGTTTCGCTCGGTTGGCAGGGTGCAGGGCGGTGAGAAGATTCGGACAGAAGAGATTCGAAAGGCCCTGCTGGAGTTGACGCGGACGGGGCGCGTCCCGGAGGACTCAAAGTGACACTGAAGCAGGCGCGTCGAGCAAACGTTGGAGGACTCAAAGTGAAAAAGCGCATAGCTCTATCGATCATCTACCTGGCGGCGTTGTGTTCGTTGCCCTTTTTCGTGACCGAGGCGCAAATCAAGATAAGCGCCTTGCCGGCGGCGAGCAGCGCGACCGGAAGCGATGTCACCATCATAGTGCAGTCGGGAGTCACGAAGAAAATATCCATCGCCAACCTTTTGACCGGCCAGGCGCTTGGAGGCACGACAACCCTGAACGGGCCGCTCTCTCGAGCCTACGGAGGGGCCGATCCGACGACTATCGACGATCAGGTCGGGCCGTTCTCGCTCCAGGGAATACGGGTGGCCGGCAACTACGCTCTCGACTCGCCCGCGATCGGCAATATTTTTCCGGTCTTTTCCTCCGCTCGGAACAGCGGGTCGGCGCCGGTGACCGGGATCGCCGGCTTTGGGTTTTCCTCGGGGGCGACTTCGAACTCGTTTGGCGGCAACTTCGTCGCCTATAACGAGATCAGCGGAGGCCACGCCAATGCCGTCGAGCTGGATGGCGGCAACCTGGTCACGAATTCCGGCGGCGAGGCTCACCTGTTGGTGGCCGTTTTCTACGGCGGGCACGGCGGGAGCAACTATATTCAGATGAGCTCCGGCTCGACGTCTTCCGAGCCGGACGACGGCATCAGCTTTGAGGGCACGACACGGACGCCGGTCAAGTCTACCGGCAAGGCAATTAAAACCGTTGGGTCCTGGACGGTCGCGGATTTTATCGACGCTTCGAGCATTACTTGTACTGATGCGGCTTTCAAGAGCGTCGGCGCGATCATCGACGGCTCGGGCAACTTCAACGGGCAGGCCTATGGCGGGGTCTACTTCGACGCCTCGAGCGGGTTTCGCGTCGGCGGCGCGGCGGCTTCCGGGAAGGTACTTAGAGGCAACGGAAGCTATTTCCTCAGCGCCACTTTGGCCTTTTCCGATCTTTCGGGTTCTCTCACTTCGGGGCAGGACTACACGAGCGGGATAAGCGCCGGGACTTATCGCAGCGTGACCGTGAACACAACGGGCCGTGCGACTGGAGGCACGAATCCGACTACCTTTGCCGGCTATGGGCTCTCGGATACCAGCGCGAACCTTGCGGCTTCGCTGACTGATGAGACGGGAAGCGGGCCGGCTGTGTTTGCGACCGGCCCGGCAATCAGCGGAGGCTCGCACGTCGCCCTTACCTCCTTCGGGATACGTTCGACGGGCGCTGCTTTCGATTTGACGATTGCAAGCACGGAGGTGTTTACGGCCGGGCGCACTCTTACGATCAAGGTGAACGATGCGGCGCGCACGATCGATATTGCCGGCAATCTCACGCTTGCGGCGGCTTTCAGCACTTCGGGCGCGAACGCGCTGACTCTGACCACTACCGGAAGCACGAATGTAACGCTGCCGACTTCGGGGACGCTCGTTAATTCGTCAGTGGCTACTCTTTCGTCGCTCGCCTCGATCGGAACGATTACGACGGGAACGTGGAACGCGACTGTTATTGGTTCGCAGTATGGCGGAACGGGGCAGAACTGGTCAGCCTCGAGCGGATTGCCCAGCGTGAATTCGGGCGCCTGGAGCTTGAATACCGTCACCCAGAACGGCGTAGCGTTCGGCGGCGCTTCGAGCGCGGTGAGCTTCACGTCGGCGGCGGCGAACTCGATACTCCAAACCAACGGCTCGAACGTTCCCAGCCTCAGCCAGACGTTGCCGGCGGCGGTCCAGGGGAACATCACGGCGCTTGGTACGATCGCGTCTGGAACGGTGCCTCAGGCTAACGTCAGCAACCTGGGATACGTTATCGTCTCGACTCAGGCGGCCAGCTCATCGGCGACTATCGATTTCACGTCGCTTGATAACACCTATGACAGCTACATCCTGGAGGTGAGCGGCGCTCACCCGGCTACTAACGACGTGGCGGCGTGGATCCGGATACAGACGGGCGGATCGACCTGGCAAACGTCAGGCTATCGCTACGGGATAAGCGAAACGGGATCGAGCGGCGCAACCTCGCTCGATCAGAGTACCTCAGACGCTAAACTTCAGATGAGCAAGGGGGTCGGCGCGCTGGTCGCCGTCGGGAACACGTCCGGATACAACTGGAGCGGGGAAATCAAGTTTCAGCTTCCGGCGAGCTCGAACTTCCTCGAGGCGAGAATCGACGGGCAGTATTCGATCGCGGCGGGCACGGACTCGGTTCGAATCGTTGGAGGCGGCCGCTACGACACGGTTGGCGCTATCACGGGGATTCGGTTCTTGTTTTCGTCGGGCAACGTTTCCAGCGGACAGTTTACGCTCTACGGGAGAAGGAAGAGCTAGCCTGAATGAATGACAACTTCCAACGATGCTCCAAAGCCGAGCCGTGCATCCTGCTAGTGGTCGAAGACGACGGCGACCAGGCGGAGATGCTCAAGAGGTTGCTCGAGGATTACGACGGGCGCTTCAGCGTCACGCTTGCGCGATCGGTGGCGGAAGCCGCGGCCGTGCTGTCGACTCGGCCGATCGATCTGATTCTTCTCGATTTGAACCTCGACGAAAACAGCCGCGGGCTCGAGACGCTGGATCAGATCAAGCCGCTTGCGCAGGATTTACCGATCGTGATCGTGACCGCGCAGGACGATCGGGAGACGGCGATGGCGGCGCTGGACCACGGCGCGCGGCAGTATTTTATCAAGCCGATCAACATAGAGAACCTTGTCATCAGTATTCCGTATATCATCACCAATCACCGTAACTATCGGGAACTACAGGAGATATGCGCACAGTTGAACGCGCGCGTGGACTCGATCACTATAATGCGGCAGAGCCTTGAGAGTGTCGCATCGGGCACGGATGAGCTTACGGGTGAGATCAGGGCGATAGTGGACAGGCTGGAGCGGCAGACTCGGCGGCGAATGAAGATGGGGGTTTGATTGTCGCGGAACGATGGACTTAGCTCGCATACTCCCTTATGTGACCACGATCGCAATGGGCGCGTGGGCCGTGTATTTGCAATTACAGAAGAGGGGCGAGGCGAAGCGGGACGATATCGCGCAGGTGGAAGTGGCCCGGCTGAAGGCGATGAGCGAGCGAGAGGCTCGGCTCTTCCAGCATCAGGAGGATATGGCTCAGGCCACGCTTGCGGAGATCGCCAGGCTGCGGGCTCTGGCGCTGCAGATCGAGGAACGGGACATCTCGCAAAGGGTGTTGGTCGAGGACCTGTCGAAGCGGCTTATGGTCGCTGAGCACGAGAATGAGCGGCTCAAGATGGAACGATCGGCGATCTTTCAGGAGGTTGCGACCTTGCGGATGGAGTTAAAGAATGGACTCGACGAATGAGCATCGAGGATCGGTGGCCGGGCGGCGAATGGTGCCCGACAAGTATCTGGCGCTGTTCGCGTGGATGCTGCTGTTGACGATCTACGTCGGGTTTACGATCTTCGGCAGGGAGTCGAAGGTGATAGAAGGTATGCTTGCAACCTCTTTCGGCTCACTAATTATGGCTTTGCAGGCAGGAATCAAACGAATGGAGGGAGCGCCTTACAGGGGCAAGGAACGAAGGGAAGAGAACCTCTAGTACAGGCGCGTGTACTTGTAATGACGACCGATAAGAGCGATAAGATCGACGATCGCGACAGCTCGCGACGGTATTTCTCCCAGGTGCCGAATATTGTTCACGACTTGGGATTGTCGCCGGTGGAGTTCCGTCTCTATGGCGCGTTGAAGCGTGCGGCCTGGGGCGAGGGTTCGACTTGCGAGCGATCGACAAGGGAGATTGCGGCTGAGACCGGGTTGAGTGTAGGCGCGGTGAGTGCGGCTAAGGCGCGGCTCCAGGAGCCACGGCCGGGTTCCTGCCAAGGGCCGGCGCCCTGTGGGCTCGAGGGGAAGGCTCTTATCGAAATCGCCTCGGAGGCGGGCGCCGGGAGTCCTCGGCACCTGATCACGCTTGTGGATATCTGGCCGGAAAACGTGGCTCGCTATTCGGAACCTCAGCGTTCACGTGGTGAACCTCAGCGTTCACGTGGTGAACCTCAGCGTTCACGTGGTGAACCTCAGCGTTCACGTGGTGAACCTCAGCGTTCACGTGGTGAACCTCCTTCTTATAAGGAAGAAGAAAGAATACAAGACGGGAAAGATGGGAAAGACACACGCAATACCGCGCGTGTGCGCGAGCCCGATGCTCAGTCCCGATTCGATCTGCAGACTTGTATCGCGTTCGCCGAGACGCTTCCTACAATCGATAAGCCGGGCGGCTACGGCACGGTCATCCATCGTTCCGGGGCTCAAGATGTTTTGATAGAGGACTGGCTTGAGCAAACACGGCGCCGCGCTTCGGAGAATCCGGGGCCGATGCCTGGCACTCGCGATGCGGAGATGCTTGAGAGGTTTCTGACGGCTGCAGCTTCGAGGGTCA